TGCTAAACTATTTGTTGCTTGGATAAAACAATTATTTCCAAAAGTAGCTAAAAAATATTTTAATAAATAAGGTGAATTAAAATGGCTGATAAAACTATAAAAGGCAAATTTGGTAAATTTCGTATAGTTGGTCCTGTACCGAGAAAATTTAAAGCGGCTTTTGATGTAGCTTTACCATTTGCTAAGGAATTAAAAACTACACGAATTGGAAAAGAGGCTCGTGGATTACAATTCACATTTAGCGATAAAACTCATGCCAATAAATTTTCCAAGTATATGCAACAACAAGGACATAAAGTAATTATAGATAGACAATTTAGTGGTCAAAACATGGTTACTATCAAAGAAGAAATAAATAAACAAGGAGATAATACAATGAAGATTAAAATGTCTGAATTAAAGTCGATGATAGGCGAAATTCTTAAAGAGGAAGAAACTGCTTATCAAAAGTTTTTCAAAGAAAAACTTGCTAAATATGGTGTGAAATCACCTGCCGAATTAAAAGGTGATGAAAAGAAGAAATTCTTTGATGAAATTGATGCCGAATGGAAAGGTAAAGGTGAAGTTGAAGAAACTCTTGAACCGGTAAGTCCTGCTCAAGGCAATCCACTTAAAAGTGTGAAAGCTAAAAAGGCTGCTCGTATTCTTGCTTCTGAAGCAAAGGTTGAAGAATACATTCGTAAACTTGTTCGTGAAGAATTGAAGTTCGTTATGTTTAATGAAGTTCCTGGAACAGCTTCACGTAAAGTTGCCAAGAAAAGAATTACCCAAACTGGTTCTGCTGATAAATCATTATAATTAAAATTAAGGGGAACAGTTATGAAATTTTTTGAAAAAGTGGGTACTTGGATAGTTAGCATTCTTGCTATTGTAGGTGCTATTGCTCTTTATGTATTTTTGAGTAAAGATGAAGCCCAAAAGAAAGTCAAGAAACTTGACGACGAAATAAAGGATATTGAAAAGGATATTGAGGTTAAGGAAGAGGAACGGAAAAAATTGGGCGAAAAGGCTGATGGTCATGCTAACAAAGGCGCTGAACTTGATAAACAAATCAAGAAAGCTGAAGGTAAGAAAAGAAATCTTACTGAAAAACGTAAGATGTTAAAAGACATACTTGCTAAATATGGAGATAAATAATGAAAAAATTAATTATAACATTTTTGATTCTTCTATTTGCTGGTACTGGTTTTGCTCAAAATGACAAATGGATTAGAGTCGAAAAACAAGACTGGGAATTCGTTAAGAATACTGCTATGGAACTTGATTCTGCTTTAACTGAATGTCAAGAATTGGATAGTTTAAAGACGTTACGAATTTTTGAATATTCACAAGAAGTTGAGGCACTTAGGTTAATGAATCAAACGGCTGATAGTATTATGGTTATGAAGGATTTACAATTGGAAAAACGACAAGAACAAGTCGATATATTGAATGCTTCTTTACGAAAGAAGAAATTTGAAATTTGGATGTATCGTACTGGTGGTATTGCATTAATCATTATTGGTGGAATTTTAATAGTAGCGAATTAATATGACAAATCAATTAGTACAACAAAAGAAAACATTGAAGGAAATTATAGCTGAACAATATCAATTGTGTGCTAAAAGTCCTCAATATTTTATGAAAAAATATTGTTTGATACAACATCCGACGAAAGGAAAAATACCGTTTATTTTATATCCTTTTCAAGAAACGTGTTTAGATGAATTTATGATGAATCGTTATAACATTATTCTTAAGTCAAGACAATTGGGATTGTCTACACTTACAGCGGCTTACGCTTTGTGGCGAATGATATTTAAACAAGATTTTCAAGTTCTTGTAATCGCTACTGGTAAAGACGTTGCTAAGAATCTTATTACCAAAGTTCGTATTATGTATCAAAATCTTCCAACATGGTTAAAGATTCCAGCTGATACTGATAATAAAATGTCATTAGAACTATCAAATGGTTCACGGATTGTTGCTATTTCAAGTGCTCCTGAACGTGCTCGTTCTGAAGCTCTTTCTTTATTGATTCTTGATGAAGCGGCTTTTATTGATAAGGTTGAAGAAATTTGGACAGCATCTCAACAAACGATTGCTACTGGTGGTGATTGTATTGTACTTTCAACGCCTAATGGTATGGGTAATTGGTTTCATTCCATGTGGCTTGAAGCTGAAGAGGAAGCCAATGGATTCAATACAATTAAATTACACTGGACAGTACATCCTGAACGTGACCAAGCTTGGAGGGATGAACAAGACAAGAAACTTGGTAAACGTAAAGCGGCTCAAGAATGTGATACTGACTTTCTAACATCTGGTAATACTGTAGTTGATATGAATATTATTCAATTTTACAAAGAAACCTTTGCTAAAGAACCACAAGAAAAGCGTTCTATTGATAAAGGACTTTGGATTTGGGAATATCCAGATTATACAAGGTCATATGTTATTACTGCTGACGTTGCTCGTGGAGATGGAAGCGATTATTCTGCTGCTCATGTATTTGATATTGAAAATATGCGACAAGTTGCCGAATATAAAGGACAAGCTCAAACTCGTGATTATGGTCGTTTATTGGCTGCTCTTGGTGTTGAATATAATAATGCTATGGTTGTGGTTGAACGTGAAAACGTCGGTTGGGATACAATTCAAGAATTGATTGATATAAATTATCAAAATCTTTTTTATTCATCTAATGACCTACAATATGTTGATGTACATCGACAAATGACTAATAAGATACGTGCTCAAGAAAAGAAATTAAAACCTGGTTTTGCTACGACAACTCGAAATCGTGCTCTTATTATCAATAAACTTGAGCATTATTTTGAAGATGTAAATATGGAGACACAAGAAACAAGTATTACTGTTTTCTCACAACGTTTGCTAAATGAACTTCAGACATTTATCTGGAAGGATGGAAAGGCTCAAGCACAAAGTGGTAGGAACGACGACTTGATAATGGCACTTGCCATTTTCTTATGGGTTAGAGATACTGCTTTAAGATTAAGACAAGAAGGTATTGACTTAACAAAAATGATTTTAAATAAGATTGGGAAATCTCCACAATTCGAAGGTATTTATCGTCCAGATGAAGCAATACGACGTGATGCTTGGAGTCTCAAACTTGGAAAAGAAAATGTTAAATTAACGGATTATTTATAATGATACGGCTTATGGACATACTCGCCGAAGAATTACCTGAAATTTTGGATGAGGCTCGATACGTTTATGTAGTTCGTAATCGAAAGAAAAAGAAACGACTTGCACCAAGACCAGGATATAAAGTGGTAAATGGTAAGTATAAGAAGATGACTGGTTCAGAAAAAATGAAACGTAAAATAGCTGCTCGAAAAGCTGCTAAGAAACGTAAGGCTAAGAAGTCACAAATTAAACGTAAAAGAAATTTATCAATGCAAAAACGTAAATCAATGGGTTTGGGGAGAAAATAAAATGGAAACCGTAATAGACAAAGTAGCCAAAGAAGTCAAAGACAAATGGGCTAAAGTTTTACGCGACCATAAAAAGTTATCTATTGAAAAGAAGATGCAAAAAGTGATTCATATACCGTTAAAGGATGTGAAGAATATAATTGTTGAGGAAAAAGTATGAGTTTAATAACTGAGTTACCACACGCTGAATATGACGGTGAAGGAATTGATGCAATAGACTTTCGACTTGAAAAAATGCCGATGTCGGCTGACGACAAAAAGAAGTTTGCTAAGGCATTTTTAAGTGGTAAAGGTATAATTGGATTAATGCCAAAAACTAATAAGTATCTTCTGTTTACTCCAAATGATATTAAAGTATTAAAAAATAAACCAAAAGACAAGTCACTTGTATTACCGCCAAATTGGCAGAAATATGCTGTGATTTTAAGAGACTGGAGTATTAATATGAACAAAGAACGTATTAAAGAAATCCTTCGTCCAATTGTTAGAGAAGTTATGTTAGAAAAATGGAAAGACGATGTTGATATTAAAAAAACAGGTGAACACGCTGATAAAACAATTGAACAATTGAAAAAAGAAATTGAAGCTCTTCGTGGAAAACCTGGTAATAAAGAAAAAATGGGTGAATTAATTTTTGCTTTAAGAGCAAAACAAGGTTGGAAAAAGGGCGAAGGTTCAACTGGTTTAACGGAAGCCAACATCAAAGACGATGCTAATAAGTTGATTGCTGACTTGAAAAAGAAAGGATTTATTAGAGATGGACAAACCGAAGGTAAAGCTGGTTCGGTTGCTGGTGGTGGAAAGTTCAAAATATGGGCTGTATTACCAAAAGATTATAAAACTTTCAAGAATCAAGTTAAATCAACGTATAAAAAAGTAGGTGAAACTCAATTGGGATTAGACCAATTTCAATCTCCATACGGGTTTTATTTTTGGATGTGGAATGACGATGGAAGTCATGCTTACTTACAAGTACGTCGGAAAAAGAAATAAATTATAAATAAATATTTATACTTAGGTAAACTATAATTAAGAGGTAAAAATGGCTGAATCAACTGTATATAGAAGTTTAAAGAAATTATTTTCTTCTGATGTTATCGTAAGAAATATCGGTGGACGACAATTGAAGGTTATAGACGTTGACCAGATTCAAAAGTTTGGTATGTCGAGTCAGAACGACCGTTTTACTCGTATGTACTCTACATTGAATTATAGGTTGTCGTCACAACAAGCACTCTACGGGATGGAATCACAAAGATTACGCCTGTTTAGAGATTATGAGGTTATGGATACAGACGCCATAATTGCTTCGGCTCTTGACATCTATTCTGAAGAAGCGACAATGAAAAATGAAATGGGCGAAATACTTAAAGTAAGAGCCGGAAATCATAAAGTACGTGAAGTATTAGAAAACCTTTATTATGACATATTAAATCTTGAATTTACACTTCCAACATGGATTAGGGGAATGTGTAAATATGGTGATTATTTCCTTAAATTAGATTTGGCTGAAAACTATGGAATTACAAACGTGATTCCTTTACCAGTTTATGAGTTAAAACGTGTTGAAGGTGAAGACCCAAATAAACCTAATATAGTTAGATTTTATTTGGAAGGTGGAGGTGCTAAAGGGGCTTTAGAAAATTTTGAAGTAGCTCACTTTAGACTTCTTAGTGATTCAAATTATCTTCCATATGGAAAATCAATGATAGAACCTGCTCGTCGAGTATGGAAGCAATTAATTCTTATGGAAGATGCTATGTTAATTCATCGTATCATGAGAGCTCCTGAACGTCGTATATTTAAAGTCGACGTTGGTAATATTGCTCCTCATGAAGTCGATGCTTACATGAAACGTATTATTGCTCAAGTTAAAAAAGTACCTTATATTGACCCAGAAACTGGCGAATATAACTTAAAATTTAATATGCAAAATATGACTGAAGATTTCTATTTACCTGTACGTGGTGGAGACAGTGGTACAGATATAGATAATCTTGGTGGTCTTGAATACAATGCTATCGAAGATATTGAATATCTAAGAAATAAAATGATGGCGGCTTTAAAAGTACCTAAAGCATTTCTTGGATATGAAGAGGAAGTTGGAAGTAAAGCGACATTGGCTTCTGAAGATGTTCGTTTTGCTCGAACTATTGAAAGAATACAAAAAATTATTGTATCTGAATTATATAAACTTGGATTGATTCATCTCTACATTCAAGGTTTTAAAGGAAATGAACTTGTTGATTTTGACCTTGAATTAACTACTCCATCCATTATTTATGAACAAGAAAAAATAGAACTTTGGAATTCTAAAGTTTCTCTTGCTCGTGATATGAAAGATTTAAAGATGTTGAGTGAAAAGTGGATTTATAAAAATATTTTTGATATGTCTGAAGATGATGTTATTGACGAAGAAAAGAATGTTATCGAAGACCAAAAGAAAAATTATCGTATGGAACAAATTGAACAAGAGGGTAATGACCCTGCTGAAACAAATCAAGGATTTAGAGATGGTGAACAAACTGAACAATTTAATTTGAAATACGATACAAAGAAAAATAAATATTATGAACCTGTCGACCCTGTTAAAGATGGTCGACGAGGAGAAAAATCAAGAACACGTAAAAAGGATGAACCTTTTGGCGAAGACCCAATTGGACAAAAAGATTATGGTAAAATCCTTAAACTTGATTCTGAATTAAATGGTACAGGTAGTGGATATGATGCTAATAAGAAAAAACATTTATCTCGTCGATTAAAACGTGCTGAACAAACACTTGGAAAAGATATTGCTGGTGGTGATAAGAAAGTTATTTCTGAAACTGATTTGACTAAATTAAAAAATTATTTTAATGTTAAAAAGAAGAAAGTCAATGAAAAGAAAGAGGCCAATAATATAAATATAGACGAGGAAATTAAAGACAATAAATAAGATA